TATGGTGCAATTCAAAGCAATCAGGGTTGTATACGATCCATTCATCCTGTCGGTGTGATTTCTTAATCTTAAGAATGAGATCATCTCCTAGTTAATTCCTTGCCATGCCTGTTGCAGCAAAAATCCTAACAGTTCCCAGATCTTGTTTTTGATACTTCCCATGCAAATATCTTTGCCGATCTTTTCATCGTAATTCTTTGGATCAACACACGAAGATGATTCCACGATATCAAAACCATTTCGAAGCACACAACGAACAACTGTTGTTGTCTCTCCCATCGTGATTGTCTCCGTAGATGCAATAAAATCATCGACCATTTCTGGTCCGATACTTACTCCAGATGGAAGATTTTTATTATCATTCACTTTCATATATGCTTTCTCAAAAACATCTTTCGGAGACCATGATTCGTACCCATCTGGGTATACAACCTTGTATCCTGTGATTTCCTTTGTGACCGGATTTCTTTCTGGTTCTGCCTGAATCAATTTTGCACCAATATATTTGTCCATCATTCTTCCTCCTCGACTTCAATACGTTTCGCTTTGCCCTCAATACTGAACATCGTATAAGTTCCGTCTTTGATCTTTGCCCATACTTCATCGTCTGTGATATGGAATCCAACCCACCAGCCCTCTGGCAACGTACCTTCCTCTATACCAAGAGTTTTCATCTTTTCCTTAGTGAATATAATACTCTCGATTAAAACGCCTGCACCGCCTCGCTCGTGCATCTCTCCGGCTTCACGATAGAACTCTACATAGGTATATGCTGTCTGTTCTAGTTCTTCCGGATCAATTAAATCGTTCTGGCGGTCAATCAGCTGATTTCCATTCTCATCGACTGCAATCTTGGCCCATCCAAAGACGTACTGCTTTTCTTCGTCCTTCTTAGTAATATCTACTCGATTCAAGGACTTTCGTATACTGTCCTGTGTCTGTGCTGGGGATCGTATATAATCGTTAAAATATCTCATGCTTCCTCCTTCTTATACAGCCGATCAAAGTCATTCTTACGAACTACATTTAATCGACCGACTGAATCTTTTACAACATAGTCTCCTATTCTTGCAACAAGTCTGCTGCCTTTATATCTTCGTGCATTAAAATAGACCGTGCATCCTATAACGGCTGTTGCTCCGTCTTTCTGTACACGATCTATCATAATTTCTTCGGTATTCATTTTCTTTGTGAACCAGTCAGGGGCGATCATATCAATATCAGGTGTGATCTGCACTGCCTGAACTGTCTGCTCTATTGCTTTGTACTTCATCATTCTTCTTTCTTTGCATATCGTCCAGTTCCATTTGCATAATGGATTCCGTCACAGATTTTCATAGTTACTTCTAACATCCCTAAAGGTTCAAACTGCCTACGAATATTTCTCGGAATTGTCTTATCCTTTAACCATTCATGCATGTCGTCCAGTAATTCAAACCATTCTTGTTCGTGTTCTGATACATCCATATCTTGTTTCATTAGCTGATCGAATCTTTCTTTTAATTCAAGATGTTTTTCCATTTTCTAAAGCCTCCATCCAGTGCGATACCTTCTGATAATCTTCAATATTTCCTGATAACATCATTTTATCATAGATCATATTATTCAGCCAGTCATACCTATCTGGTAACGGAACAGAAATAAGCTTCATTGCAAAATCATAATCATTTTTAAATAACCCAGCAACTTTATTTATATTTCTTAAAGCTTCTGTCATATGATCGTACTGTGATTCAAGAATTTGTATATTCTCTTTCTTGCTAATCTCCTGTGCTGCAAACTGTACCGAACCCTCTTCCATGTTCTCATACTGTTTATACATTTTATGATCATATTTTGTAACTGATCTAGCGTGTAACTGTTCATGTAACAAAATATGTGGGGCTGTTTCATGTCTGGTTATAATATCTCCGTTCCACTGGATACCATAAACACCAGAATCATCATCAACTACGACCTTTCCACTCCATGAGCTTTCAAGATCAAGATGTTTGTCTGCAATCTCTGACATTTTATTAGCATGGGTTTCTATTTCCTCTGTGCTGTACTCTCTCAGTTCATCTTCTTCTGTTTCATACTCTGCTGCCATGGATTTTGAATTGACATACATCACACAGCATTTACACCTCGGATGAAGCGGAGGAAGTAGCTTACCTGGGGCAAATTCTTCGTCCATTCCAACAACTTTTCCGTTCAGTTCTCTACATGTGCTGCATGTATTCTCACTGTCCGTTGCGGACCATTTTTTGTCCTGTGGTGGTAATATACCCTGATCGACAAGATTCTTTGTATGCTGGTATCTGCCATACTCATAGGCAAATGCTCTTTCGGTCTGTGCGATCGTCTTTGCTCTTTCTCTGAGCTGACGTTCTGCATACTTCATCTGCTTGTCTCTTGCCATCTGTTCAATCTTTTCTGGCTTTGTTCTTGGGTGTTTCTTCTCCAACTCTGCCTTGATCGTCTCATAATACTTCATAGCTGCCTGAGTCTGTGGCTTTGTTAAACCAATACAGGGACGGATAAACCTTGCAAGCTCATCTGTTCCCATATGTTTTCTTATTCCGATATCGATCATTGACTGAATTGCATCTTTCTGTACTCTTGTACAATTCGTTACAAGCTCAGCTGTGTGATTTTCCAACCAATCAGATACCGCCCAATGATCTGCATCAAATTTATATCCAATGTCTATTCCTTTGTGCTGGTTTTGATTTTTAGCACCAGCTTTCATTGCTTTAACCATCTCTGGTGCAATCTTATCATGAACCAGTTTTGAATAATCCTGTTGCCATTCTTCTACAGATTTCTTGGAGATCACACCAGCCTGAATAGCTTCTCTGATCTCTTTAAATGTAAAAACCGTCTGCTGATCCTTCCAATACCTGACCAGCAAGCGTGTTAATTCTGGACTGCTGCTATTAAGAAACCTCTCTAATGCTTCTTTCATATCATTTGGCTTCATCGATCCACGCTTCTTAACCTTTCGGAATAGGAACATATAATCAGCTCCTTCCTAAACGTTTTTTGGCTTCTTGTACCTTCCCATCATCTTCGGCAACGTCTTGATTGTCCTCTGGATGTACATTATTTCCATTTGATCCAAGATCGTTTGTCTGCTGATCTTCTCTATCAGGATCAATGAATCTTTCATCGTCAGCTACCTTTGGCGGCAAATTGGCGGCTTCTCGAACATATGTTTCCAATTCGTCGTCTGGGATCAATACACCAGTGCCAACCATCGTCTGGATGTACTGTGCTAATTTGTTCATGTCGATCTTTTCAATATCTCCGTGAACCATCTTCGGGTAGTCTGTGATCCCCTTGAAATGTTCTCCGTTTAGATCAATCAATCTTGGGATCGCTTGGTTATTAAACGCTTCACAGATAATGTCAAGGTATGATCCAATCGCTACAGCAAATAACTCTGTCTTATCATCGGACAGTGCAAATGATCCAGTGTGTTCATGCCCCAACAGAATAAAATCCGCAAGCGTTGTCATTGCTATGCGGCTATCATAACGATTTATGATCTCGTTCGTATCAATCTGTCTGCTTCCACCTGTGGAAACAAGCTCGAACTTAAATCCCGGTGGTAACACGATTCCAGCACTTTTGTCTTGTCGGACATTCTTTACCAAACTATAAGCCCAGGTTAACATTCTTGAGCCTTCGGGATCATCTGGATTATACAAGTCAACACCTTCTGGTGGTGTGACCATCGGTATACCAGCGAGATCTCTTTCGATCCCGATCCCTTCAAATTCCTGAATCCCTTTTTTAAAGTACCAAGAACGATAAGCATTTCTCAGGATACTCCTTCCTTCTGGATTTCCTTTTCTGGATCTGGTCCTGAAATGGATTGCCTTTTCCAGTGGGATCGTATAAAGTCCAAAATTTGGCGGTGGCATCTGCGTCATGCCAATAAGATTGTCTTCATCGTCATACTCCCATTGATACAACGAATCCTGTGATCGGATAGGAAGCTTTCTCCATCCAATCAAACCATCGTCATATTTGCTGTTCGTCTTAGGGTTTCCTGTTCGCCCTGATCTCCTCTTATATACGATCTCATGATATGACCAACCATATGTAAGGAATGATAATATTTCCGATACTGTGTCAGTCCATGTGCTCTGCATATCATCCATGCAAGACTCAACGAACTCCGCTGCCTCTATATCCTTTTGATCGTCTCCCTGTGGCTCTACGGAAAACTGTGCCTGTCTAAGCAATGTATCTAACGCAAATATGATTGCTCCAATCACATCGTCGTTAGATTCCATTTCTGTATATACCTTTACTCCTCGTTGTCCTCTCAGCTCTGGGAGAAATTCTTCGTAAAAGCTACCGCCCCACCGATTTTGACCGATGCGACCTATTTCATCATACAATGCTATTTCACCTCCAGTAACTATCTTTTGTTCCAACATCACTTCCTGGAACACTGATTGGTTTAATTTTGTTTCTGTAGCAAGATAAAACAACAGCATCTGCCCGGTCCGGAGACTCTCCGATGCGTTCTTTCATTGCTTTTTTTGATTCTAGTCGTATCTTCCCTGATGAACTAAGATCATATTTTCTCGCACTTAATTGTGCGATAAGCTCTGTATCATTTGGTAATACTGCTTCTTTTTCTTCTAACATATCTCTTAATATGGACCATGCATAAGATGTGATATCATGATATTTTTCTGCTGCTTTCTTGTCTGGAACGGCAGCAGAAAAATTAACCGGAACGATAACTACACCAGATAGCTTTCCTTCCGATTTTAATTCATTCAAACGATCTGTTACTCCTCCACCAAGACCAGTATCATCTATGATCACATATATTGTTTTTTTATATTTAAACTTTTCCTTGATATTCCTACACTCTACAACAACATCTCCTACAGTTTTCATTAGATCTTGACCATGCCTAATCTTTTCTAGTGTGATCTTGTTATTCATATTTCTTGCGATCACTGTGTCATCATCACCAAAACGGGCCACATCGACTCCCAAAGTGCAAATATCAGCTGGTGGTATCTCTTCCAGGATGATCGATGCTTCCAACATTTCCAAAGGCATATAAACATCATCATCCTGTTTAGGAAACAATCCTTTTACTCTGACTCTGACAACATTACTTTCTTCTCCATATTTCCTGATCAGAGAATCAATGTTGTCCTTATTAGTTCTTTTAGACTCTGCGGAGTTTACAGTGATGCAATAATATAATTTACGATCCGATGTATGGCTGTCGTAAAATGTACCGCTTGCTTTTGTCGGGTTTCCACAAAGTAGCAATTTATTATTTGATCCTGTCAGAGTACCTAAGATTGCTTCCATGATCGGATCTGCAACACCAGGAGCTTCATCAACGATAAATAGCATATTATCCTCATGGAATCCTTGCATATTTTCTGGAGTGGTTGCTGTTCTTGCTACTGCATACCAACGTTCTTTGCTGCCAATCATAGATATTTTTGTTTTGGTCCACTGTAGTATCTCCTTCAATAACGGAGATTTACTTTGCCACTTTGAAACCTCTGCCCATAGAACATCGTTCAACTGGTGCAGTGTTGGGGCTGTTGCAACAACTCTTGCATTCTCAAAACAGCTTAAAAACCATAACAATGTTGCGGCTTCAAATCCTGTTTTTCCAACACCCTGTCCGGATTTTATCGTTACTTTTGAATTATCTCTTAAAGCAAATGCTGCTTCTTTTTGCCATTCATCTGGATAAAAAAAAAGAACTTCTTCAAAAAATTGAACTGGATTCTGCTGCCATAAAGGAATACTCTCTACAAGGAAATCATGTAATACTCTATCATCCATCTGATTCCCTCGCTTTTTTTACAGCATCCATCCAAGATTGAACTGCATCTTCTCCTGTATCAGTTTCACTGTGTCTGATTTGTTCTGTCTTAGCTCTGATCTGCTCAATCTTAGCTTTCTGTTCAACTGTAGCAATATCCATATGATCTGCAAGCCATTGTAAAGCTTTCATCTTATCAACCAGCTTAATACTCGCTCCGTCTTTTCCTTGCTTCACTTCCGTGATCAACGTTCCATCAACATCTTCAGATTGTTTGAATTTCACAGTATTGACTTCTTTTTCGAGAACTTCTTTTTCTCCAGTTTCTTTGTTTTCTACCATTACTGGACCAAAAGCACCCATAACTTGAATATTTTCTCGCCCAAACGATACATAATCTGTCACATCTGCAAACGCAATATCCATGTACTTTTGAAAGATATCTTCCTGCTTTAACAGTTCCCTGTTCATATGATTCTGCTTTAGCTGTTCAATCTCTTTTCTGATCACTGGATTCTTCATAAGCCTGCTTCCTAATACGGCAGCAGATGCATAAGTACATCCTGGATAAGCTTTCATGTAAGCTTTCGTATAATTAAACATTCTGGATTGGTACAAACAAAAAAGCTGCTGCTGATCGGTAAGTTCATCGTTGATCACGACCTGACTTACATCCTCCGCAACGGCTTCTTTTTTGTGTGCACCCTTTTTATTTTGTGTGCACCCCTTTTGGATGCATCCTGTCTTTTTGTTCCTCGACCATGCGTATCGTTTCTTCCACGATTTCACAGTGTTCATCGAGACTCCATACTTGGCAGCAATGTCTTTATACTTCATTCCGGCTACGTAATCAGACTCTGCCAATATGTAGTTTTTTTCTTCATTCAAACATTACCACCTTCTTTCTTATTTCTTAAATGGACCTCCAGGGACTCGAACCCTGGACCGATCGGTTATGAGCCGACTGCTCTGACCTGCTGAGCTAGAGGTCCTTAAATTTATGCACGAAAAAAGCACCCGAAGGTGCTTAATTCAATATATTTTGAGATTTGATTAACCTTTTGTTGTACGCGCAACTCCTAATATATTAGAAATTGCATCTTGTAATACTCGTGAATAATTAATTCCCGCTTTATCGGCTTCTACACTCATCCAATATGGAATTGTACAGTTTTTCTTAACTGCTTTATTATCCACTCTCTTTCTGTACTCTGTAAAGTCTACATCTACAAGTGTTACTGTGTCTCCTGCTTCTACATTTTGAGCTTTTGAATTTGGTTCTGGAAGACTTTTTTTCTCATCTTCCATATCAATCCCCATCAATCCAATAGCATCTCTGGCCATTTCCATAGCCTCTGCTATTGTATCGCCTTCTGTAGCGATATCAAAATCAGGGATTTCTACATAATACCCTTCTTGATCCGGTTTTAAAATAACCGGATACGCTACTTTCTTTGCCATGTTTCCGTTCCTCCTAAAATCTTGCCGTTTGATCCTTTTTTCATTTTTGTTTTTCATGAATCCACCAAGTCTGGGGCTTAAAGCCCCAGTTTCTTGATAATAGATTTAGCTAATCGCTCCTTAATCTCTGGATGTCTTGGAATTGGCTCAATTCTGTTACCATCTGTATATAGATCATGGTTCCCACCATTCCGTTTTAAATACCATCCATTTTTTTCAAGGAGTTTAATCAAATCTCTTCTCTTCATGAAAAACTCTCCTTTTTTTAATTTATATGTTCATTATACGTACAAAATGCGTATAAGTCAATAATTTTATGCGTATTTTGTACGTATTTTTATTAGCAAGAAAAAGGAACATTTATGAAGTATCGCTTCATCTAATCGCTCTAGCCTATATATTAGCCTATTTTTTGCGAACGTGACCGAACATTTTCTAATTTTCTTGAAAAAATCTTGTATTTCTCATTCTGCAGCTGTCTTCTGTATAAGCTACTCGCCTTTTAGGGTGTAACTGATTCATCTTATGTGCTACCTGCAGCCACGTCATGCCATCAATGTAATAAAATCTAAACATCATTCTTAGTTCGCTCTTCTCAATGCTATTTATATATTCTTCCGCTTGATTCATGAGTTCCAGAAGTTCATTCTCTTTTTCAATCAACATAGCTTTTCGTTTATTGAGCAGCAGTTTCTTTCTGCTAAGTTCTGGTACTGGCATACCCTCAACAACAAAGTGCTGTATTCCACCCATACCACCGCTCACTGTGTCTTTTACAGTTCCTTCTTCCTCAATCCTGCTGATCTGCTTCTCTGTTTGCAAGATTCTTTTTCTTATATCTTTTACTTCTTCAATCATGTCTGTGTATTGGATCAGTACGTTCTTGTCCACGTTCTCCCCTCCTGTTACGATTTATTATCTGCTGCCTTATCCGATCCGCCATCTCCTGATACTCTTGCTTGTATTGCACCTGATCGGCACAAATGCCCATGCAGGTTATCTCTGCACAGGCTTTGCATGGATCAATCATATCTGCCTACCGCTCTTTCTTTTCATCTGACGGTTTCTTATGATCGTTTTTCTTGCATTTGAGTAATAAGGCCGTGATTCTTTCTCTCTTCTTCTTAATTCCTGTTCCTTTGCCTTCCAGGACAGATACTTCTCACATCCTGTCTGACAAGCAACTCTCTTTGATCCGTGTGATCTATCTTTACAATTTAGGCACGGACAATCTCTATATGCCATTATGTATCAACTCCTTATAATTTAGTTAACGGGCATTCCGTACATGGACTGTTATCTGCAAATAAATCTTCTCTATCATTTACAATAGTTGGATACTTGCAATAATCATCACACATCTCCTGCTTCACTTCTTCCAAGATGTCCGTTACTGTCTTCACTCTCTCATGATCCTCTTTCACGACACCTGTAAGATTCTCTGTTATTTGTGTACCAAATACTTCATTGTACATTTCATTAATTTTTTCATCTGATAGCTGTTCAAACGATGTATATCCAAGATTTACACATTTTGCATAAATCTTGCATGTTTTTTCATCACAATGTCCTATGTTCCCACATCGTCTTCTTAATCTCCATATCTTCTGCTCCCTTGTCATAACTCATCCCTCTCTTTCGCTGCGGCACAGAGTGACATCACTGCCACTCCTGCTACTGCTCCGATAAATAATCCACTTAAAAATCCAATGATCATAAATTATCCTCCAAACATGCTTACTGTCCCTTTTCTTCAATCATTCCAAGGGTTCCTGATTGCAGCTTTTTCAAAACCTCTGGAATATTCATCTTTTCAATAGTGTCTTTTGCAAGATTCTCTTTTAGTTTCTGTTCTAATGATTTAACAATATCAACTTCTACTTCGTGTTTTGCTCTCTGAATCATGTTACCGATCTTATCATCAAGCTCTCTTTTTAGATATTTTGTTGTAAGTAGATCTGCTGCTGAATACCGATTACTTCCCCAGTCTTGATAATTTCCATCTTTATCATATCTTTTCTCTTTAATGAAACTTTCAAATTGCATTCCTACATATTCGGATAATGAATAATATGTGATTTTATCACTCCAATCACTTGATTTTTCAGGAATCTGAATATTATTAATCTTTTCAGAGCATACATTTTCGATAAATTTATTGATTGCTTTATTGATTGTCTCTTCTGATTCTTTAACTTTCTCTGCAATCTTTGCATCAACCATTCTCAATGCTTCATGTGTTGCTTTCTTTAAAAGGGCATCTTCCACACCTTCAATGATTCTCTCTTTTAATTCTTCGTCAATTGAATAGGAATCTTCTTCCATCCAATCAAGTTCTACTTCGATATTAAATTTTGCCATAATTCTTTCTCCTTAACTTTCTTTAACAATTAATAGAAACGTTCTTTCTGCATTTCGTCATCAACTTCTTTTGGTATCGGAATCGGTTCAAAGTCATCGTTTTCCCCATTCATAAATTTAATCAAGTCATCTATGTAGTTGTTAAATTCCACCATTCTTTTTTCTTCATCGGTCATTATCGATCACTTCCTTCTCGCAATAAATACAACTCTTATCGCACTTGATCCGAACCTTTAGCTTCTGCTGCTTGTCCGGACACAACTTCATTTTTCTGATCGGTTTATTTGTGATCTCACAGATGTAACCTTCAAATTCTTTCTTGTTTACCATTATTTTTTCCTCCACGCCATCACTACATCGTTCTTTCTAAGATCTAATTTAATGTTGTTTTCTTCTCTGACCTGCTCGATCATATCAATCCATGTCACATTTCCTGTTTCTAAACACTCTGTTTTGTCATTGAATCTTTTTTTGAATCGATCTAATCTCTTAGTTCCGAAATCAAATTCATCTTTCAAAACTATAAGACTCATGATCAATACAGTATCTAAAATCTGTAGTGTTGCATCTCTAAAATCCTGGTCAAGTTCTCTTGGATCTATTAGTGTTCGAAGCCCTGCAAGATTTCTCTGTCTTGTTACTCTCTGTAGCTCTTCTAATCCTTTTTCTTTTACTATTTTGTCGCAGAACGCAATTCCTTCGTTTCTGCCCTGCATAATATAATCTTGTTTACTCATTTTATCTACCTATCTCAGACAGCTTAACTTTCTACCTGAAACAGCATTTATACTGATCACTTTCTCCTTATTTTTGCCTGATCATATAAACTGCTGTGATTCTTCTCCTGTGATTTGAAAAATTGTAATACCAAATCTAGTTTGTGAAAAATAAAAATACAAAAAACCTGAAAAATATGTTTACGTTTGCTTGCTTCGTTAATAGTTACTCGAAAAATCTTAATCAGGTAGAAAGTTAAGCTGTCTGATCGTACTCCTTTACTTATTTACTTATGGTATCCGGCACAATTACCTACATAATGCCACTGCAAACCTTCGTGTTTTGTCTCGCCCCCCCCTGTTATCTCAGGGTAGAAACGCTTATACCACCTCATCAATGTCTTATGATCGATGCCTGATGTTCTACTGATCTCATTTGTGGACATGCCATGTTGGATCCATAACTGCACAACACGGCGTTTAAATCCTTTGCTGTAATCCGCCATTAGTTCTCCTTTCTGTCTGCCACCTAAGGCAGCAGACTCATGGCTTATACATTGGCTTGTTTCTTATGCATGTTAATAGTTCCTGTGGTATATAATTCAGTCCATCCGGCTGATCTCTGTCCGCATATGTGATCATCTTTTTACGTCCTGTCGCTTAAGATCATCCCGAAACCCACAACTACCACGACTATTACTACGACTTTTAACAACAATCTTAGGTTGTTGGTTACTACGGACAGAGATCAACCGGATGCTTTTTATTCTCTTTTACATTGCTACTAACAGCTTATTAATAAAATACTGCTGCCCTTTACCAGTGACCTTTGTAGTCTTTCTGATCTTTGTCATTCCATCCGGATTTGTGATCGTTCTTTCTTCAACTTCAAACAATCCCATTTCCATGCTCTTTTGTGTTGGCATATTCCAACTTGGACCTCTTCTTTGGATTAAATATCCGTTATTTCTGAGTTTTTGAAACAGTCTGTTTTGACCAATATCAATTCCTTTTTGCTTAAGAATTTTTGCTAAATCTCCAATCAGAATAGAATCTTTACTCGCTGTTACTGCATCAGCAAATATCTCCTTAGGTTTCATACGTTCATTATCTTCAATCAATGCAGCTTTCTCTGTCTTTAATTTGTCTATTGTTCTATCAGCCATCTTTAATGCTCTCGCAAAGATCTGTTCTGGTGTATTCCAGGCTTTTTCCAAGTCAAGGAAGTACTGTCTAATCTGTTTTCCCTTTTCAGTTCTGGACATTAAACAAATATGTTTTGCCATATCTACAGACATTTTATAATCCTGTAGTTCGCGTTGTGCTCCATTGTTTACAACCGTACCTGTAAGTACGCTTGTAAAATCTTCGTTTTCTACGAATCCTTGTGAATTTGATTCAAACCAAGCTGAGAATCTTTTATTAATCTCAAGTGCTTCGTGTAAATCCCTTGCTGATACTGTTGGTTCTTCTGTATCGTAGTTAACAGGAATTAAATTATCCATACGTTATGTCACCTCCTAATTGTTTCTTTAATAGCTTCTTCTCCAGATTCTCAAACTCACAATCTTTCACTTCTCGTTGTGTAAAATTGTGTATAGTTTCTTCTTTCTTTGGTTTCGGTGTTGATTTCTTCCGTTTCTTTGATGTAGGGAAGAAACTCTTATATCCTCCACCAAATGCTTTTCTTACAATGCCCAACTTATCAGAATCATTCTCAGCCAGAGAATCAAGTTCTTCTTTCAAGGCATTGATCTGTTCTGCAGATAATGTTGGTCCAGTATGATTCCTCATATCAAGATAAAGACAGAACTCTCTGTTCAGATCTGGATTGCTATAATAATATTTACTTTCCTTTACTTTACTTTCCTTTATGGATTCTTCTCGGGAATTATCGTTATTTTTCTTGGAATTATCCGTATTATTCTCGGAATTATCTTCAAAATGGGTAACTTTAATAAAAGGTTCTGTTTCTTCTTCATTTAAAAGCCAGAACCTGTCGACTTTTATTGGATTCTTCTTAGCTCTTGTTTTTACTGCTAACTGGAATCTCTCCTGTATTCCGGCAGAAGTCAGGACAGCGTCCGACTGGAAAAGCTGTTTATCAAACATCGACCGTTCCAGTAAGAATGTCAAGACTTGCTTCACCTTGTCACTATTCATGTTCAGATCATCCGACACGATATAGTAAAAATCATCATCTACAATGATGTAATATCCATTTTTATAAATTTCACAAAGAAGATAGATAAAAATTGTGATCCCATCTGCTCCATATCTGGATTTCAGGATCTTTATCTTCCTGTTCGAAAAGAAATTACAATCCAAAGAAAAATATTCGATACCTCGTTTCTTATGTCTGGCCAAAACGATTCTCCTTTTTCTTATTTGATTTCTTCTATCTCTACTTCAACTCGTGGGTTCTCTGCATAATGCTTTTCCATATGCAGCGTTACCACCTGCGTATCATCTCTGTATGCTAATTTATTCAATGCATCCAGAATACTTTTTGCAATGTTATCAATGTCTGGTTTCTTCGTTGGAAACATAAGGTCTTCCAACATCTGTTGTTTCTTTTTCTTGCTTGTACTCTTAACGATCGGATAATAAGCTATGATCGTTACTTTTAAGGGCTGTCCGTCATTAAAAACGATGTTGTTTGATTCCTGCCTGTAACAGCACTTGATCAGATTCTCATACAACATAGTACCTTCTGGTGTATATGAGAAAGTTCCACCTTTTTTACTACGGACAGTTCTTGCCCTGGCTTTTCCCGTCGGTGCACCAGGGACTGTAAATCTAACTGTCTCCATAACTGTTACCCGATGATCGTGATCACTTTTAACAGTTCTTCCGGTAAACTCACTGTTAAATATTTCTTGATAGCATCTACTGCTTCATACTTCCAAAGGCCACCATCAGCTTCTACCAATTTAAACATTGGCTGCCCATCAGAACCTTCTCTGATTCGAAAGATAAACTTGCTTTCTGGCTGTTCTACTTCCAGGAAGGTACGATATGGGCGAAGTGTTACTGGATTTGGTACGATCACATCCTCTTTCCCTGCAATACCTTTTGTGATCGTAGCTTTCTGGCTGACTCCATCATCTCCATAGTTGGCCACTGTTTTATTTTCTACGTTTCCGGCAACTGAAAGAATCAGTTTTGTTTCATCACTCTGTTTAAAGGCAGTCTGCATATTAATTACAAACGCTTCCTGATCATAGTAGTGATCGAAATCAAATCCATTTGGATTTGTATCTACGCGGAATAATTCTTCTCGATTTCTTTCCTGTGTAAGACCAGATAGTAATCTTACTCTTGTTGGAGATTCTACGTGAATGATCATAGATTCTCTTAACTCTTCACTCTTTCCACTGATATAATCGATCAGAGAATTAAGACTTGTAGCTGTCAATTGTTCTGCAAACTCTTCTCTGTCATATCGTGACATTGATTTATCGCAATAAGTCTTTCCTGCGATTTTTACAACGTGTGGCTCTCTTGCACTGTCTGTCAATTCTTCGATCTTTTCGATTGCTTCTCTTAAAAATGTATTATCCATTGTTATGTATCCTCCTGTTTTATGCCTGTTTTGCTTTTCTTAAATCAATCACTTTGTTACTTGGTTCGTAGATCTCTCCAGTATCCGGATCAAAAGCTTTCGGTGTTTCATCTTCTTCCTGGTCGATCACATCATCAACATTCATCTGACCAGGAATCTGGTTAAAGATTTCAACCGCTTCAACCTCTCCGGTGCGAAGATCTCTGCCCATACTCAGGGCTGTTGTAGCTCCAAGCTCTGGTGCAAGACTTAACTTCGTTTCAACTGTAGTTGATACAAAATTTCTCTCATCGTTTGGACGAAGAGAGATTGACACATTAATCTTTCTTACCTTCTGTGCATCTGTGTTGGGATCCTGAATGTTTTCAGTGACTTTTTCTAAAGCCTTATTGAGCTGTACTGAAAGCTTCCCTCCTGCAAACTCCTCTAAATTAAAATGTTTCATTGTGTTGCTCCTTTCTTTTATTTAAAGAACTGCTGTGGTTCTTCTTTTGTTGTTTCTTCCTGTAGTTCCTGTTTTTCTGGTTCAGGTGTTTCCTCTGCCGTTTCCTGCAGATCCTGATCTGCTACAATATTTTCTTCTGAAACTGTATCTACATAATCTTTTGTTCCATCTTCATGGATCACCGCCATATCAGATTCCATTGCATTCTGCATATCAATGCTCATGATTCCCCATTTACTGATCAGCTGGCGAAGCATTGTCTTATAAGCCATTCCATCAAAATCTTTCTCCCAGAATGTATATCCTTTTTTTGCTGCATACCCTTTGGAATACTTTAATGCATGTGCTTCCATTTTCTTTTTGGACCAGTACATAGCTTTTCGGAAACCGTTTGTATATTCAAACATTGCATAGTATCCGATTGTCTTTGCTTCTTCCCTTGCTTCTTCATCATCGATCAGATTTACCTCGATTTCTTCATTCAGTGGATCAAATCGAACCAGTTCCCCTTCCTTGATTGCCAAAACGTTTAGTTTTTTATACTGTCCTGAACGGATTGCTAACTGAATGTATCCTTTATAACCAAGCTGAAACTGTGCTTCTTTGCATCCCTTTTTGTTATTTTTGAATGGGACCATATAATACTGTCCAAGCTGTGGTGATGGAGAAAGTTTTAAAGACTCTCCAAGTAATGCAGCACTTAAAATTGATTGGTTTGTACACTCCTGTAAATCTGAATTAACCTGTACTGCAGATACAATAGAGGCAATAAAACGATCTCCGTTTTTGCCACCCACTACATTATTGATCTGACGTTTCACAGCATCATTTGTAAGATATGCCGTTAATCCTGTTTTCTGTTGTCTGTTTGCTAAACTGTTTCCAACTGCCATTTTATAATTCCTCCTCTGGATCTATGATTTTAAATTCTTCACATACTTTTTGTACTAGACTGAGTCTTGCGTTAACTTCTTTAAAGTTATGTTCTTTTACAGTACATCGGAATGTGATCGTTGATATTTTTTCTCCTGTATTCACTGGCTTCTGTGCTTTTACTGGCTTTTCTGTGCTTTTACCTGCAAATACTACCTTCTTTGCTTCTTCTTGTGATCGTTGTTTTCTTTGTTCCTCTTCCTCTTTTAGTTGTTCTTCATATATTGCTTTCTGCTTTGCTGTCTCTTCTAATTTTTGTTTTTTATTAATCGCTGCAGTGAGATCAAAGTTCTTTAGATACTCTTCTTTCATCTCATAAGCAAAGGAACTCGTGTCTGCATTGATCACAAATAAATCATTGTCAACCTTGTCACGAATTTCTGTGATTTCCTTTGTGATCGATTTAAACGTTGTTGATACATTCAGCCAGGATTCTTTAAAAATTTTGTCAAACGTTACTACATCAGCAAGTCCACCGATTGTTTTTGCATAGATTTCTTTGACCTTTTCAAGTTTTTCCTGTCTTGTTGCTTCTTCATATCCTTTGATCTGCGTATCAATATTTGCAATCGCTTTATTAACAATACCAACCAGTTCTTTCTCTTGTTTCTCGAATGCTGAATATGGTTCTGTAATCTGTTTTTTAATTTCTTTTCGCTTGCTCTCTAAAGCTTCCACAAATTTATTAAGATTTGCACGATCTTTTTTGGCATCTTTTACCTGATCTGCTGTATAAACCAGATTCATGTAATCATTCGCTTTTCCCTGGATCTCTGTTTTTAACTCTTCATAGTTCCAGTCAATCTCTTTCAGGAATCCTTCTTCCTGTGGATTGTATATCTTAAATTCCATATGTTTCTCCTTTATTGATTCATCTGATCTGTATCCCGGTAATGAACTATATGGAGAAGCCGAATTACTTACTTCATTTTTCAATGATATTTACTCTACTCTCCAAAATCGTTCCGATTCAGATTTTGTTACAGATGCGCCGTTTTAATCACCTCTTCACGAGTCATATTTAAGATGACTTCAATATGTTCAACCGTCAGGTTATTGCCTTTTAAAATCTCCACAATTTTATTTACAATAACCTGATTTTCTTTTTTCTTTTCTTGAACCTCTTTCATATATTCATCGTATCGATTCATAACAATTTCTCCTTTTATATTTCTGGAAGAATCAAGTTTGGCTGTTGCCTTCTTTGAACTTTCTGCCAGAACTCTTCTTCTGCTTGTCTTAATATCTCAATATCTTCTTCTACGTCTGATCGCTCAATATGGTAATCTTTTGTCTGCAACCTTATCTGCCCTTGCCATTCTGACTTTAGCTGTGCCCGAAGCTCAACGAAATCATATTCTGTAACAAGTAGATAGTGCAAAACCTGTATGTAGTAGTTATCAGGGATTCGATCATTCCATTTTTCTCGCTGCATACTTTGTAGGATATTTGTAGTCTTGATCTCTAAGATTCCCTTTCTTCCATCCTGATCTGTAAGCTCTCCGTCCAAGGAAGCATGTGCCCATTGATATTTTTCATTTCTGATCATGTTGTCTCCGAAGTATTCAACCTTGTATTCTGAATGATCAAGAGCAAATAATTGTCTTAGTAGCGGCTCTGCATCATGTCCATACTTCACATAATCCTTATCTGAAATATCCGGAGCGATCCGCTGTCCTGTTTTTTCTAAATAAAGATCAGTATTGGTTTTATATGGATTGAGTCCTAATACCGCAGATGCATCAGATCCACCGATTCCGTGTCTGGCATTTAACCAGGAATCAAAGGAATCGAACTGGATCCGTTTGATTCCTTTGCTAATCTCAATCTCCTGCATCTTTAAACCTCTTTCCCAATTCTTTTAATTTAGGAAAGACAAGATCAAACTGTTCTTCTGACATTTCACAAAACTCAATTCCTGCATTTCCATATTTTTCTCCAATGATCAAAGCATTTCCAAGAATCGGGTATCCATGGCGATCTGTCTCATACAGCCATGAAGCTATCTTATTTAATTTGGTTTCATCGCAATGAAAATAAAATTCTTCATCAACCAACATGCTTACTTTTGATCCTGGTACATTTTTAATCTCAATTCCTGCACCAATCTCTGTATATAATCTCTTGGGCTGTACATGTTCAATTAGCTCACATCTGTTTCCGATGTGTTCTTTCAACTTTTTCCATGATTTAAGTCCCTCATCTGGATATTCCAGCTCTTTTACCTCATTATCAGTTGTGATCAGAATCATCTTTCCCATTGTCATTTCCTCTTCTTTCTTCTAATAATCCCATCAATTTTTCTTTAATATACCCTGCTTCAATCATACAGTTCGGATTTTCGAGAAGCAGCATTGTACTGTAATCTGGTCGCTGTTCTGCATAAAAACCATCTTCCCAGATTTTAACGCTTAACACTGCGGTAGCTCCGTGATATGCAACATATACACATGGAATGCCTGGTTCTCGCCAATCTATAGTTCCATCTGTCATTTCTTGCAGTCGCAAAGATAGATCAAAGATCTCAACTACCAATTTTCTGATTTCACTTTTCTTCTGATCTGTGTTATAATCTGCTTGTGTTAAACTATTTATATCAGTGCCTTCGGAAGTTGCCGCTTCCTGGGCACATTTTTTTATCATTCTTGCTACTTCGTCATAAGCAAGAAGCTTTGCGGTTTCGAAGTGTATTTTGCCTTCTAACTCTTCCGCCTGCATATCTAGCTCAATTTCTTTCTCTTGAAATTTGATCATATGATCAAGCTCTTTTAAAATCTTATTTATCAAATTTCTTCACTCCTTCCTCGTAGATCATCGCTGTGATCAGACACACTGCAGCTAATTCTTTAAAGATTCCCATTGCGATCAGCACTGCTGCCGTGCAAATCATGGCTTTTGTTTCTGTGTGCATCTTTATACTCCTTTCTCATACGCTTATCATTTCAGTCACAAAAAACTTTTTTGCATTTATGAAATATCTATGCGTATTTTCACTTGTCCGGATTGCATATCCCCATGGAAAAGTTCCTTGAATCAGTCCTTTTTCGATTGTTGAAACACCCATTCCCATCAAATACGCAACTTCTTTCGGGGTTAATGTCTCTATTCTCTTTTTAGGAATTACTATCTCTTCAAAGTAATTCTCTGGAAGATCAAATGCTTCTGCAATCTCATTTCTTCTTGCTTTTGTCGGTTCTGAATCTCCAGACATCCATTTGCTAACGGTTGACCTACTCACACCGCAGATCCTGGACAACTCTACTTGGTTGATATTTTGATCTACCATTACTTTTTTAAGCCTGTCCTTGAACACTTTCATCACCTACCTTTCTTCAGATGGCTTAATTCCCTGCCCGACGATTGAGTGCTATTTTTAATTAACCAATTTAGGGAGGATTTCAGGATTCTGTGCATCGGGCAGGGAATTAAGCCATCTGCTATTATTCTGTTGTCTTTCTTTCATATATCTCCTATACTTAATTCACAGGACACTGCCATGTCCGAGTCTTAAGAGAGGAGTATTCTTAATGGAAAATTTGTTATTTAAACTTACCGAATATCAATATGAAATTCTAACGGCAATATTAGAATGTCCTGGGCAAAATCCTGGTGATTTCTTTTTCGATTTTCCGTCTATTGATGGATATGTAGAAATGTTTTTAAATGCAAATCTCGTATCCATAAACGAATCTGATGAAGTTTCTATCACTGAATTAGGCCGCGCTCATTTGGCTGAATTTGAGCTTCAACGAAAAATAGAAAAGGAACGAGAAGCAAAATATCAACAGCAAATAGATGCCATTACATCTATTGCAGAGACCGCCAAACAAAATGCATTATCTGCAGAGGCGGATTCAAAACTCTCTAAAACTATTTCTATTCTTTCTTTGATTGTTGCAACAGCCTCTGTCATGGTAGATATTTTTTTAAAATGATTCCACCAATGCCTAAAATAATTACAGCTATTCCCTGCAATATAACAGCTATTTGCAGGGATGATATTTTTTGTTCCTGGCAACGCTGTTTTTCTTTTTGCTTAGAAATCGCAGAATAGATCGCCCATCTCATTTCTTTACCTGTTACTCCATGCAGAATAGTTTTTAACTCTTCTGATTCTTCTAGCTGTTTTTCTTTTAACTGATCATCTAGATTACTTTGGATTTCCTCTGCTAATTTTTCATCGGGCTGTATATCTTTCAATACTTTCGTCTTTCTCACCTCCTAGTTATTTAGTAATCCATTTTAATTGGATTTCTTAGGTAAAAAAATATAGTCAATTGGAATACCATATAATTTACTAAGTTCTCTTCCTTGCGACATTTTCGGTTCAGAAGTCCCTTTTTCCCAGCTAACGATAGTCTGTTTTCCAACATGCATATGTTTTGCGACCTCTTCTTGCGTCATTTCTGCATTAACTCGTGCTGAAGCTAAAGAAATTTGAAATGGTACTGCTTTACCTTCGCTCATCTTTGTCACGTCATCACCGCCTTTCTTTAATTTCTGTATTCATTATAAATCCATTTTAAATGGATGTCAATACCAAAATCAATTTATTTTTGACTTTTAGTTGCAAAAAATCAATTTTTATTGTACTATATTAATAACGAAGTGAGGTGATTTAATGTCAGATGAAAAGCAAAAGAAAATATTCTCTAAAAATCTATCTTTCTATTTAGAGAAATCAGGAAAAAGCCAAAAAGAGGTGGCTAAAGCTATTGGAGTTATTCCACAAACATTTAATACTTGGTGTACGGGACAATCCATTCCTAGAATGGGAAGCGTACAAGCTCTCGCTGATTATTTTGGAATTGGAAAATCTGATTTAATAGAAGAAAAATCCGATCAAGCCATTGAGCTAACTAAGAAAGATGAAAAAGATATCGCAAAACGATTAGAACAAACCCTTGATCAGTTAGAATCCGATCAAGATGGACTGATGTTCTCTGGAGAACCTTTAGATGATGAAACAAGAGAATTATTAAAAGCTAGTCTCCAGAATAGTATAACCATTGCAAAAATAAATGCTAAGCAAAAGTTCACACCAAAGAAATACAGAAAATAAAGGAGTGATTCATTGGATATTCGTAAAAAAACAAACACATTAAAGAAAAAATATGGTACGAATGATCCTTTTGATATTGCTAAGTATTTAGGGATAAAGGTTATATTTGAACCATTGGGATCCATTAGTGGATACTACAATAAACAGCTTCGTATGAAGCAAATACATATAAATCATGATCTTTCTGATCACGATCAACTATTTACATGTGCACATGAGTTAGGGCATGCGATTATGCATCCTGATGCTAATACTCCATTTTTAAGGAAACGAACTGGACTTCTGGTAAGTAAAATGGAAATCGAAGCAGATAAGTTTGCAACTGAGCTTCTAATTGACGATGAAGTTTTTCTTGAATTTCAAGAATTTACTACAGATCAAATTGCACGTGCACTTGGATATAATGAGGAGTTAATTAAATTAAGATTAAAATAAGGAGGAAATATGTATATGAAAAAGGCAAAAATCATTATTATTACATGTATTTTGTTAAGCTTGACTTCTGTAACTCTTGTTTTTGCTGATTCTCCAACAGCTAGTTTTTCTAACTGTCAGGTAATTTTGCCTCAATCTGTAAAGCCAAATCAAAAAATCAACATATTGTTTATAGGTGATAGGCTAAGTTCTACTGGTGGAATACAGGGTGAAACAAAAATAATTCCAGGAGCATATGATTTATATATTAATTCAGTTTCTGACAAGAATTTGGTTGATACATACTTTATTGATGAAACAAACGGAAATTATACCAAAACTACTTCTAGGACTTTAAAAATTAAAAATCCAGGAAAATATATATTAAAAAGTTACTTTTATGTATATACATACATCGATAATTCTTGGGAAGAAACCGGATATGAAATCGGAACAATTAATAAGACAATTAATGTAATTGGTCCTAAATATAAAATATCATTCAATGCAAATAAAGGAAAAGTTTCAAAAAAAGTCAAATCAGTCCAGGCAGGTAATAAATACGGAACCCTTCCTACCCCGAAGCGAAAAAATTATAAATTCAAAGGTTGGTATACCAAAAAATCCGGTGGAAAAAAAATAACCAGAAATACTTTAATTAAAAATTTAAAAAAACATACATTATATGCACATTGGTTTGGTCCTAAAGGAAAAGAAAAAACCATCACAAGAGCTGAATATAACAGAATTACTTATAATATGACGTATAGCCAAGTTAAGTTTTTAATCGGTGGTCCTGGAGAGCTTGAAGTTTCTTCATATATAGGCCGAGAATTAACTGAGATATATTCTTGGAAAGGAAATGGATCTGTCGGTGCAAATGCAAATATAACTTTCCAAGATGGAAAAGTTATCGGAAAGGCTCAATACGGTTTAAAATAAATTATATTATATTAATTCTTCAAAATCCCGACATCGCAACAATCGAACTTTAAAAATATAATATACTTACCCATGAAGTCGTCAGGCGGCAAGTCTCCAACACCGCTCCGAGCATTGCGGAAAGGAGGCCCTTATGAGTACATATGAGGAATTTATGATCACCATAAATGTTGCACTATTAATTATTGCCATTCTGAACTATACACATAAAAAATAGCCGTCCTGCCCCTGGTAAGTGTAGAACGACCATTTTTCGTTAAGCATTCGCTGGATCGGATGGGTTTGCTCCATCGTGCCGACTTATTACCAGCTACATTATAATTAAGATTTTTAGTTTTTTCAACACCATTTCGGTGACTTCGTCAAAATGGTCAAAATAAAAACCGCCTGGCTGACAACCAGACGGCTTTAAGAAACCTATCAACAACGTGGTGTGTGATATGCTTCTGACTCGACACCAGAATTATATCATACATCCTACAAAATTACAATTTGATAAGGGTGTATTTTTTGTACCCTTTTTTAGAAAGGAATGATGATATATGGCAAGAAGAAATCCTAACGGCTACGGCAGTGTAACAAAATTAAAAGGAAATCGATCACGACCTTATGTGATCAAAGTTACTACATACGATGAAGATGGACATGGACGGCAGGTCCCAGTAGACTATGCTGTAACTCGTGAAGAGGCAAATATTATTTTAGCCAGGTACAATGATAATCCTTGGAATATTGATCGCAATCGCGTCACTCTTGCAGAATTATATAAG